GGATCATAAGGCCGTGAGGCCTCCTCCTTCTCTGCCATCGTGTACTCGATATCAACCAGTGCTAGCACTTTCTGAATCGAAGTATGATTGAACCAAGGAGCTCTTTCACTAATACCCATCACGTTGTCGTCACCGTAAGTCATCAAATGAACATTCGATCGAAAAGTGGTACACTCTTTGAGCGGATTCAAAACGGTATAGCAATATCTGACATAAAGACAGTTCGCAATTCCGTTAATGATAACAGTGAGAGGGTGGCCTGACGGGTTGCCACCAAAAAATTCGATGAGATCACCATTGTAATCTACATTGGGGTAAGCAGTATCCACGGCAATGCCGCGAATAATCTTCAAGTCCTCGTCGGTGTAACCAGCCTTCTTACAGATCTCAATTAAGATATCAAAAGCGGCAAGGATCACCATCGCGGGCATTCGCTTATCGAACTTCCCATAATCTCCGGCCACGATTCTTTCCAAACCATGGGCCACCAGAAATTCACGAATTTGTTCCCATTCCAAACTCTGCGGGATCGTCCCTGGTCCACATTCGAACGTAGTTCGATTGTTTTGCATGAACACAATCACAGAGAGTAAGTACTTACGTACAACAATTGTCCAAGCCATTGGCGAGGACGTAAAAACTCGTGTTTTACCGGCTTCGAACTTCTTTTGAGTTACGGGCTCATCTTTCAGATGCCCGCAGAAGACAGGATGCCATCTCTCCCCACGTTTGTAGGTGTCAATGATCTCCTTCATTCGTTCCTTGATCTCCTCCACAGGCATGACTAAATCATCCCCAGTTGGTGAAAGATAAGGCTCTAAAAAGTCTTTCTTCGATTTTTTGTACGGACATCCCGCACTGGATTTGCGATTCATTTTATCGCAATACCTCACACCCATTGCACCGTTCACAGCCACGACATCGTCGTAGACCATAATACGGTCAGTCTCTAGGTGAGAGGTGTCGGCTAAATAGCCTTGTTTCGCTTTCGCCAAAATGGCACTGTCAAGCAAAGTGACAGGACGAGTCATATCGTCAATGGCAACACGCCAAGGTCGCTTTCCCATATCAGGAGCCACTTTATCAGTGGTGTATCCCAAATTGGACACAGCATTATGAATCAACGTTTTGGTAACATTGGTTCTCCCTCGCACGCGATAACCCGTGAAGGAACCCATAACATTAGCACAACCGGGATTAGCGGTATGCGCCACACTTTGTACACTCAGGTCACTAACGACCCTTGGTGCACTAGGTGCAGAAATTTTTGGGTGTCCACGCGAAACAAACAGAGGTTCTAGATGGGTCAGACCCAAATCCAAAATCTCATAATCGAGACGCATGGCTGCAACTGAACTGCCGCTCCCCAGAGTGTGAATTCCAAGGATCATTGGTCCAGATGGTGTATAAGCCAAAAGGGGAGCACCACAATCACCCATACTAGTGGGATCTCGGGTTTTCCCCATCCAAACGCGCGCATTGCACGTGACACCATGAAATGGCCAACTGGCCGTCTCAGGAACGATCGCAGCGATGTCGCGTTTCCACAACTTGCCGTTCACGGAACGTCCAAAATACTTGCCTTCGAGTTTTCCAGTGTAGGTCTCTTTGACGAAATACTTCGTGATATCTGAACCCGGTGGCCGGGTCAGCAGGCGAATAAACACCAAATCCAAAGTTGGATGTCGCCAGATCAGATTCTCAGTGATAAGAATTTTACTGACGTTAACGTTGAGATTACTATTCTCAGCTCCAATCACATTCAAGTGGAAATTTCCACTAGCAGGTATGCCATGGCTATTACACACATAAACATTGCCTCTGACGTTAAGTGCCAGAACCGACCGTGTCTTATCTCCATGTGAATGGAAAACAACAGTGGCTGCCTCAAGATGTTTTTCAACAATCGAGGGATCCTTCTTAGCACACAAAGATGCTTGTGAGAGGTCTGCAGATGAAATCTGAAACTCATTGACATAAGATACCGAGGGACGGTGATCAGTGTCAGGGGGAGGTACTC